GATTCTAATGACGAACCTATAATAGGTAAAAATGGAAAACCGGAAACCTATATGCGTTGCGCACCAGAAACTATAAATCGTTTACCTAGACCCCCAGCAGAGACATAATAAATATCAATAATGGCTACTAGTAAAAATACAAAAACTTTCGTTGATCTTGATTTGTCTTTCAAGGCAAACCCCTTTACTAAAGATATCTACCTAAAGACCGACGAAGAGGCAGTAAAGACTGCATTAAAACATTTAATACAAACTAAAAACTTTGAACGACCGTTTCACCCTGAAATAGGTACACAAGTTTATTCTTTATTATTTGAAAATTTTTCTCCTGCTGTGCGTATCGCATTAGAAAGAACAATTCGAGAAACTATAGAAAAATTTGAGACTCGGGTTAGAATAATTAATGTAAATGTACAAGAAACGGTCGAGTCAAATGATTTGGCAATTAATATAGTGTTTGCGCTAAAGAATACAGATACGCCTTTAACGATAACAACCTTTTTAAGTCGAGTAAGATAAATGGCAAATTATAGAATTTCTGAATTAGATTTTGACGAAATTAAAATCAATCTAAAACAGTTTTTAGTTAACTATAGAGATAAAGATAAAAATCTAATTTTTAAGGATTATGATTTTGAAGCATCCAGCTTATCTATTTTATTAGATCTGTTATCCTACAACACTCATTATAACGCATATTTGGCAAATATGGTTGCAAATGAAATGTTTTTAGATTCTGCGGTAAAAAGAGAATCTGCAGTATCGATATCAAAACATCTAGGATATACCCCGTTGTCTTATAGAAGTGCAAAAGCGCAAGTTAGTTTTGTTATCGCAAATCCTGCGGGGAATCCTACTACATTAACTTTACCAAAATTTTCACCATTTTCTACTATTATAGATGGTACGTTGTACACATTTGTAAATTTAGACTCAGTTACAATTAGCCCAGTTAACGATGAATATTTGTTTTCGAATGTGGACTTAGTTGAAGGTCAACCTTTGAATTTTACATATAGAGTCAATGCATCGGGGCCAGACGAAAAATATAGTATACCAAATAATAATATAGATACAAGTACTATCAGAGTAGTAGTACAAAATTCGTATTCAGATACTACGCAAACTACATATACAGTAGCAGGAAACTTGGAAGCTTTAACCGGACAATCACAAGTATATTTTATAGAAGAAAGCCCAACAGGATATTATGAGATATTTTTTGGTGACGGGGTATTAGGTAAAAAGTTGTCTGACGGAAATTTAGTTAGAATAGAATACCTAGTTAGTAACGGATCTAAATGTAATGTATCTAATGAAATTGACCAAGAGTTTTCACTACAAACTAATGTAGGTGGTGTTAATTTGGAGGCGCCTATTATAGCATCTCGTAATTCTACAGGTGGCGATGAAGCGGATAATTTAGAAGAAATAAAATTTAAAGCTCCAAGATTTTTATCATCTTTCAATAGAGCAGTTACTGCAAATGATTACAAAGCAATCATTGAATCAAATTATCCGTTAGTAGAATCAATTTCTGTTTGGGGCGGCGAAGAAAATATTCCTCCAGTATACGGCAAGGTATTTATTTCATTAAAACCATATTCAGGATATACCATTAATACGGAACTTAAAGAAAAGATAAAATTGGAAATTTTGGCAGATAGAAAAATGATGTCTATAATTCCAGAATTTAAAGATCCAAATTATTTGTTCGTTACAGTAAATGCAAAAGTAAAGTTCGATCCTAAAAATTCTAAGTATAATCAATCGGAAATTACTACTTTAGTTAGAGCAAAAATTGAAGAATATTTCCAACAGGAATTGCAAAAGTTTGATAAAGATTTTGTGTATTCCAAATTATCCAGAGCAATTGATTCCGTAGATTTATCGATATTAGGCAATGCGGTATCTTTTCAAATTCAGAAAAGAATAACACCTTTAGTAAATACTGAAAGTATTTACACCGGAACTTCTGCATTAAAATTTGCTAATCAATTGGTATCTAATACAATACAATCTACAGTATTTTATTATAAAAAAGACAATATAATATACTCGGTGTATATAAAAGATATTTTGACTGCGGGTACTACTGGCACATTAAACCTATATAATTCGTTAACTGATACAATACTAATTCAAAATATTGGAACTGTTGATTATGTAAAAGGAACAATTACTATTCCTAGTTTAACTCCTGCCGGATATTATGAAAATAATAATGATATAAGAATTTCTGCGAAGATACCGGAATTAGATATACAATCTAGTAGAGATTTAATTCTAATTATAGATGATAGTACTTCTAGCAGCATTATAAAAAGAAGTGCTGGATTAACCGTAACTATAACAGTCTAAAATGAATAATATTTACGACCCAGTCCGATTAACAGGCCCTTTGAAAATTTATGGTACATCGAGACCTGATAATCTAGATAATTCTCAGTTTAAAAATTCTTTGACTGGGTGGTTTTATCCTTTGTATATAACTAGAGGAGAAGCCATACAAGCAGATTTGGATAGGGGCGGAAAAGGAATATATCAAGTAGTAACTTTTTATGAAAGAGCCGGAGAATTTTATATTCCGGATGCCTTTATAAATTTAGGTAAATTAAAAGATCCGCTAGTATATACATTGTATGAGGGAGATGGCGCTGAAAATCCGTTTAAAAGAATACAAAATAGATTATCTTTATTGATTGCGGATCAATTACCAGAATTTATACAAGATGAATATGGTATGTTCGTAACATTTCTAAAAGCATATTATGAGTTTTTAGAACAAAATAATTCTGCTCAGCAAGTATTACAGGATTTATCTAAATATTCAGATATAGATACAACATCTACCGACTTAATTGAAAAATTTGTGCAGAACTACGCCAACGATTTAACTCAATCTAAACTGGCAAATAATAAATTTTTAGTTAAAAAGATACGAGAAATTTATAATAAAAAGGGGACTGAGCCTGCATATAGATTGTTATTTAATATCCTATACAAAGAAACAATTAGTTTTTTCTATCCATACGACATTGTTTTAAAACCTTCATCTGGTAAATGGATTACTCCTAAAGCCTTGCGAGTCAAGCAAACAAATGCCAGACAAAATGTATTTGAATTTGAAAATACGCAAGTACAAGGAAGAACGTCAAAAGCTACTGCAATTGTAAGTAAAGTAATTAAAATTATTTTAGAAGAATATGAAGTATACGAATTAATTTTAGATACCACAAGCGTATCTGGGGAATTTTTAAAAGATGAACAAATTGATGCAGTAAAAACTATTTTATTATCTGGAGAGATTCGCAACTTTACAATTTCCCCGTTAAGCGCGCAAGTATATTCTGTTTTAAGTAAAATAGATATACTGGATGGGGGATTAGGATACAAAAAAGGACACCCTGTACAAATAACAGATACTGAGGGAAAATTAGCAAAAGCAACAGTTAATAATGTCAATAGATTTGGAACAATCACTGCATTTAATATTATAGAATCGGGGGTAAACTATAGTAATGCTACAAGCATAGATGCCGGATTACCAACCGAATTACTTTCAGGTACATATTCATATTATCGTGGAGCAGTTACAGTAACTTTTCCATTACAACATGGATTGGTTAAAGGAAAAAATATTGAGGTGTTTTACTCCGGAAATATTTTTAGTCCAATTGATAATACGTCGCATAAGGCAATTGTTGCATCAGTTCCGAATGTAAGAACAATTAGATTTAGATATCCGGGAATTTAAAAATGGCAACAACTCCAATAGTAAAATTATACATTACATCACCTAACCCTATAGTAAGCGAGGGGCAGGTAGCTAGATTTGATCTTCGGGCGGAAAATTTAAGTTCTGGTACAGTGGTACCATATCAAATATTTGGTATACAGCAAGGAGATTTAATAGGTGCAGCGCAAACCACGGGAAGTGTGACGTTTGTTGCAACCGGAATTCCAAATGAATCTAATGCAAATGTTACTTTGTCGATTACTGAGGATTTTGTAACAGAAGGACCGGAAAGTATATTTTTAATATTACAACCAAGCTTTCCTTACTCTTTAGAAATATCGTCTACAGTTACAATACAAGATACATCTATAAATGTAGATCCCATTTATAATATTAGTGTAGATAAAACCACCGTAATTGAGGGCGGAAGTGTAACCTTTACTTTAACTACGTATAATGTTCCGGCGGGTAGTATAATCCCATGGGAGTTAGTGCCCGTAAGTGGCGATATTACTATTTCAGATTTCTCAAATATCAAAGCATTAACTGGGTATTTTCCTCCTACTGTAGGTGTAGGTGATGCGAATGTTGCAAGTTTTATAGTAACTACTCGAGACGATTTCATCTTTGAACAAACAGAGACATTCTATTTAGCTTTATTAAACAACGCTGCCTCAAGTCAAATTGTTAGAATTATAGATTCCGGTAATACACTAATTACCTCGGATAATACGTTCACAGGAAACATCTCTATAAAATTTTTAGATAAAGCAATATTAGCTGCAAATATAGGTAGTATATCATCGGGCAAAAGTTTTTGGGATGGCACCACTGGTCTACTTTCAGAGGATATGGTTCTTCAAGGTAAACTACCCTTTGGAAACGAAGACACTTTAGCATTTTATCATCCGTTTTCCTATGTTATAAGATCAACCAAATCTATAGAAGAATGGCGAGATTCTATAAAAAATTTGCTACACCCTGCCGGATTGACCATTTTTAGTGAAATAAATAATGAGACTCTACCGAATTCTGTTTTATCATTATCACCTAAATCTGTAGAAGATTCTACAACAGGTGTAATAGATATTGTAAGTGTAAGTAATGATATATCTAGCTCATCGAACAGTTTTACTGTAGATTCAGTAACCTTTTAATCTAATAGATAATAAATAATAAATGCCGAATTTAGTTACCAACCAATTTAAAATCGTAAATGCGAAAAATTTTATTGCTCAGTTTGCTGACTCTAATAATTCTTTGTATTTGTTTTTAGCTAAACCTAGTATTTGGTCAACTGAATCAGAGTTACCAAATGACCCCGTAGATACGCAGTCGTCCTATTTTAATACTTGGGACGAAATGATTAGCTTAAAAAAGATAAATCCGGTAAATATAGTTTCGGTAGTTAAACGAATAAATTGGGTGAGAAACAGTGTTTATGCTGAATATTCCCATGATGACGCAAATCTATATCTTAAAAATTACTATGTAATTAATAGAGAGTATGATGTATATAAATGTATAGATAATGCTAAAGAAACAGAATCAACAATTGAACCTACTGGAAAAAGTTTAAATATTTTTAGTACTTCAGATGGTTATAAATGGAAGTATTTGTACACAGTATCAACATCTGATAGATTAAAGTTTTTAACTGATAATTGGATGCCGGTTAGACTCAATGAAGATGTGGCAGCAGTTGCTAAAGATGGGGCAATTGAAAACATTAAAATAATTAACGGCGGCATAGATTATTCGATTCGGGCAAATGTTATTATTACGGGCGATGGTATTGGTGCTAATATTACCGCAAGACAAAGTTTAGGCGTAATATACGATTTTAACTATATTAATACTGGAACAAGATATCGGTTTGCTAAAGCTGTTTTATCTGATAGTAATAGTAACGGCAGAAGTGCAAATATAAAAGCTATATTAAGTCCATTAGGTGGGCACGGGTCAGACCCAATTTCAGAACTTAATTCTAATTATATTATGATTAATGTTCGCACAACGTATAACGAAGGTTATGGAGATTTTCCTGCAGGATTTTCATACAGAAAATTAGGTATTATAAGAAATCCAAAAGATATAACAGGAAATGTTGCATCTAGCTCTACTTTAAGTTCTTTAAACGGTTTGTCGTTAACAAACAGCAATGGAACTTTTTTAAATAATGAATTTATAGAAGGACTTGTATCTGGCGCAAATGCGTATGTAGTAACTGCAAATATCGTAACCGGCAATGGATATATAAAACATATTCAGTCGAATGATTTAACATATAATTTTAAAAATTTCACAATAGGTGAACAGATAGTAGGAATGGTCTCAGGCGCCACCGCTACCGTTTCTAATACTTTATTAGCAGAAGTAATATCGGATACTGGAGAAATTCTTTACATTGAAAATAAATATCCAATTACTAAGTTACCCGATCAAACAGATAGTTTACATCTTGTATTAGAATTTTAAGGAAAAACCATGGCAGTAAATACTTCAGTTTCCCCATATTTTGACGATTTTGACGAAACCAAAAATTATGTCAAAATATTATTTAAACCCGGATTTGCCGTTCAAGCAAGAGAACTTACTCAAACGCAATCTATACTGCAGAATCAAGTAAAGGCTGTAGGTAATTTTTTATTCTCAGATGGGGCAAAAGTTCGAGGACCGAAACCGTCGGTAAATGAAAACTCTCGAACAATTAAATTAAAAACTACAGATGCGTTGGGTACGCCTATTAACTTGCAAAGTTTATTAGGTACATATGTTACCTCAGCGGATTCTGAAGTTTTGGGGTTAGTAGAATTTGTGTATGAGGCAGATGATCCTAATATAGGTGATCCTCCAAGTATAGTTATATCTTTAAAAAGATACAATACTTCTAATGCGGGGGTGTTTGCCCAAGATACACAATTAAATTTTTATTTAGATTATACAGAGGCACTAAACAAATATACTGCTAATTATACCGCATTAACCGCAACAGATATTACAAAGAATGCGATTTGTAGCGTTACGGAATATTCTACATTTGTGACATTAGATAATCCTAGCACAATTATAGAAATAGGAGATCTGTTAGTTCATCCTAATATTTCAAAATTAATATACGTTACAAATGTTGTGGGTAGTCAAACATTAGAAGTAAGTGAGCCCCCGGGCACTTCTTTTGGCAGTCAAAATATTTCGTTTGTCAATAAGGCAACAAATCCTACTACAATTTTTACACAAGATACCGCAGTATTTTATAAAGCTGGATATTTTATTACATGCGTAAATCAAAAAATAGTACCGGATAAAAGAACTGCATATCCAACTAAGTTGATTGCATTTTTATCAGATCAACAAATTATTACAAGTGACGATGATCCTAGTTTATTAGATCCTGCATTGGAAAGTTCCAATTACTTTGCAGCTGGTGCTGATAGATTAAAAATTGATTTGAATTTAGCATCTTTAGACTTAGTAAATACTACAGAAGAAGACAAAAATTTAATACCGTTATTGGTTTTCAATAAAGGCAAAATTGAATATAATGTAGAACTTTCCAATGATGCAGAATTGGATAAAAAGTTAGCCGAAAGAACATATGACGAATCGGGTAGTTATGTTGTAGATCAATTTCAAATATCTGCAGATAATACATTAGAAGCAAACGTAGATATGAGATTTAAAATATCTCCGGGCAAAGCTTATGTCGGCGGGTACCAAGTTAAAACAGTTGATAGTACAGAAATTCTTGTACCTAAGCCCGGAGCAACTGAGACTAAATTGGGATTTAATGTTAATACTTCATACGGAAATTACTTTAGAGTAAACGGTTTAAGTAAAAAAATTATTTCTCCGTCGGATTTAGTTGCAAGCTCATTATTTTTAGAATTACATAATGTAGAAAATCCTACGTCAAGTGCTACTTTGGTTGGTACGATAACTTATAAAAATATAGAATATGATAGCTATATTGATTCTGTTACGGGAACTGTATTAAAATTATTCTTTCATGATTATTCGCCAGTTAAGGAAGGTGCTCCATCATGGGAAGAATGGGCATTTAAGTATAAAATACCTAGAAAAGAAGGTGAATTTATCGCGGATGAGTTATATACTACAAACGCACTATTAGGAAATTTTGGTCCTGCGAGTACTCCATATTATGGATTATTTAGAGAGCCGGATACGGAGGGTGTGGCATTTTGGCATTCTAGATGGAAGGCTGCAGGAGACGACATCTCAAAGATTAAAGAATCGTTTGCTCTTGCCCCTTCGTTTGGGGACATAGATTACGACAGAGTAAGAACAAATGCAAAAACATTTTTAGAAAGATTTAATAATAGTCCATTCTACGATGGACTATTAAATACTAGACAAATTCGAAGTATAGTGGGGGTTGCAAATAATTTAACAGCTCACGGTACAGCTGCAACATATGCAAATCCATTCTTTTATGCAAAAATTGCCCCTAGCGGAATTAATCCTAGCAGCGGAGAAGCAACATTTTTTGATAGTAATAAAGATACTACATCATTAATATCGCCCATTAGTAAATCATATATCAAAACCTTAGATAGATTAAATACAAATTATACTAAAGTTGTTTCAAGTGCAGTATTTTCTTCGGGGACACATTCAAGAACAATTTCCTATCCGGAAACATTTGCGTTAGGAGACGGAACAATTGCTGCTAGTACTGCAAGAGCAAACTTTATAGTATTAGTTAAAACCGGCGCAACGGCAAGTGTTCCATTGGGGGTATTTAACTTTGAAACTGGTACTGTGACAATTTCATCGGATGCTACTACCGTAACCTTTAATTTAGGCGATGCTACTTTTACTGGGCTTTGCGATATCGCAATGGTTATAGAAAACGATGATGTAGTCCCCAGAACTAAAACATTAGTTGAAAATCAAGCAGTAATTACAAACGTATCATTAGCAGAACTACCGTTCTCATTAGGCGTTTCGGATATTGTGTCGTTTAATGGTGTTTATAAAATTGACAATATTTCGAATACCTCATGGGCAGATTGGGCAACCGAATTTGGAATACCCGAAGCAGATGGAAGATATATTTCAGCGCAATTATATGAAACTAACGCATTATTAGGAAACTTTGGTATTCCAGCAACGCCTTTCTATGGATTATACAGAGAACCGGATACGGAAGGTGTAGCGTTTTGGTATAATAGATGGATAGCTGCGGGTGGCAACATTAATCCAATTAATGCAATTAATGCAATAAAAGAAGCGTTTGTACTAGCTCCGTCTTTCGGTACTACAGATTATGCTAGAACACGAACAAGTTCTAAAACTTTTTTAGAAAAAGATAATAACAGTCCTTTCTATGATGGGTTATCTTTTAAGTATCAGGGGCAATGGAATTCTACAACGTCATATACGTATGATGATCTTATAGTATATGGCTCTGCGGTGTATAAAGCTATTGCACCATCAACAAATGTGGCTCCAACAGATTCGCAGACCTGGATACTAATGCAACAGGAACCCGCAAGAGACTACAATTTAGATAATGGTCAACGAGATCAGTTCTACGATCATGGTACAATAACATATGTGAATCGAGATATAGAGGCGTTGCCACCAGGCCAAGTTTTAACTGTTGTAAGTTATTTTCAGCATACTGGCGAAGGACCTGTTACAGTAGAATCATATCCTGCAAATTTTTATAGCAGTATTCCTGTATATAGATCTGTGGTAGATGCAAAAACATATAATCTTAGAGATTGTTTAGATTTTAGACCAAGGCGCGTGGATGGGTCAAAATATCAAAACTTTGATACCGCAATTATTCCAAATTCAACTATAACAACTGAAGTCGATGTAACGTATTTTATAGGAAGAAAAGATAGAATTTATGTAACTAATACTCGTCAAAATTTTACTTCACCGTATGATAAATTTTATGTTGAAGTGGGTAAAGAATCAGTAAATCCGGAAGCAAGTGAGGATAATTCAGATTTAACAAAATTATCAATTGCAACATTAGATATTCCTCCGTATGCCATTAACGGGTTTGATGTTAAAATAACATATGAGGACAATAAACGATTCACTATGAGAGATATTGCTAAATTGGAAAACTTGGCAATAGACTTAGATAGAACTGTTAAATTGCAAACTGCAGAACTTTCAATTTTAAAGTCTATAATTTTAGATGAAGATCAAGAAACGGAACTATTAAAATCTGGTATTTTGGTTGAAAACTTTGATGACTTCAATACTGCGGATTTAGCATCGGGGTATTTTACTTGTGTATTAGATAATGATACTGGAGAGTGTTATCCGGGGTTTGATTCTTCAAATATTGATATGCAATTAGTTCAAGATACAGATGTTTTCTTATTTAATGATATCATAACAAAAAAATATGTAGAAGAAATTTATGTGTCCAATTTAGAAGCAAATTCTACTATCTCAGTTAATCCTGGTGGCATAGATGATGGTAAAGGTAGAGCTAAAATTTCTAAAAGTAATAGTTTTTCGGTTAATATGTTATTGACAGGTGCCGCTTTATATGGTTTATATGAGTATTTTAAAGGTGCATCTTGGTTAAGTGAATCGACTCTTGCAGTAGTATGGGAAAGTGCAAGGACGTTAGGATATACTGTAGTACAAACATTCACAACTATGGATGGTTTCTTAAAGATGGTATCGTGGCCGTATCGAGCTGTAACAGGCGGTATAGATTGGATATATGGATTGGCAAACGGTTCTTCTTCATTGACAGGAAGCGGAGGTATAGTATCCGCGGTTGGACAATCTGTGTTTGGTCCTGCGGCATGGGGAGCAATATCGGAAGGGTCTACGTTAATTGCAAATTCTTTAGCAAATATTTTTAATCAAACATTTAGTGCTACGTTTTCAGGGGTATCTACAGGTGTTGGGCTTATTACGTCGGGGTTAGTTACTGCAACTTGGGGGTCGTTGGCAGCAGGGGCTTCTAGTCTTGCAGCAGCAACTACAGGTATACCTATTTTAGGAACAGCATCTGCGGCCATAGCAAGTAGTACAGCTTCCATAACATCTGCATTATATGCGGCAGGCCCATTTATTCAAGTAGTTGCGGTTGTTGCTCTTACATATGCTGTGGTAAAAATTGGACAATATATTTGGAAAGGCATTAGGCGCTTATTTTCAGATGAACGAATGAAGGAAAATATTAGATTTAAGAAAAAATTACCTAACGGGTTAAGGTTATATGAATTCGAATATAAGAAACAATTTAAAGGTATTGCAGGGCACGGTAGGTATTTAGGATTTATGGCACAAGATGTGGAAAAACTATATCCAAATGCAGTAAAAATTGAAAGCAATGGTTACAAATCTATAAATTATTCTTTAATAGGAATCTAAAAAATGGCGACAACAAGTACTATTAGTACAGCTAAAACATTGAAAACAGATGTTCCGGTATATGCGGGATCCGAACTTATATCCTTCGCAGTATCTGAGATGCCACCTAGCATTAGAATTTATTCTTATGTTAACGGTGTCAATGTTACAAATTTTACCGGCCCAGTTACTACAGGTGCTTTAATTGCTGATCCTATTATAACAGATCAGCTAGGTACCGCAGTCGGGTATCTTTATATTCCTAGTACAGAAGGGCAATATAAATTTTTATCGGGTGAAATACGAATAACATTTGGTGATAGCCCTAACGGCGTTGCCGATTGCAAATATATTTCTGAAACTGTTTTAATGAATCATGGCTTAAATCTTGTAGATACTGAACAAGGTGGTACTATATCATTAAGACGAACTGAAAAATTTAGAACAGATAATACCGGATCGTCTGGAGATGCCAGTACAACAACCACAAGATTAGACCCTTTATCTCAGACGTTTTCTGTAGATGAAAGTGCATATCCGTTAGGACTTGTATTGACAGGTATTGCATTATTCGTATCTGCAATAGATGATAAATTTCCGTTAGGAGTAGAATTACGTCCTATGTCCGGAGGAGCCCCTTCGACTACAGAATACTTTTCCGGTACTTCTATTTTTATTGCACCAGCAAATATACCTGCGGTGCCAGTTCCAGGTCAAAATTATCAAGCAACAAATTTTACCTTTGATTTTCCGGTATACTTAAAACCTGGAGAATATGCATTTTGCGTAGTAACAAAATCATCAAAGTATACATTATTATCTGCAAAACGAGGTGATGGTAAAATTGTAAAAAATCCCTTTGCAGGAAAATTGTTCAAAGCACAAAATACCGGAAATTGGGTAGGTGATGATAATGAGGATTTAACTTTTTATCTTAGAAAAGCAAAATTTGAAACAGGTACATCTACATTTGAATTAATCTCCCCGGATATTAAGCAAATTGATTATAATAGAATTCGTCTACTATCTACCGATATTGCATTGGGCGATACTGCATTTGCAGAATATAAAATTGTAACAACTAACGATAGTACAAATCGAGAACAAAATGATGCAAAGGTAATAAATGCGGGTGACTCATTAGACATTGCCGGAAGACAAAGTACAAGAGATCAAGGAGATATTAAACTTCAGATTTCAATAACAACAAAATCTCAAGACGTATCCCCGATATTAGACAAACAACTAATAAAATCGCAAGTATTTAGAACAAATATAACCCCATATACTACAAACATTTCTGATTCTGAATTAAATTCTAATAATGGTGACGCATTATCTAGGTATATTAGTAAAGTTGTCACATTAACAGAAAATTTAGATTCAACCGGGTTAGAAGTTAGAATGGAAGTTAATAGAAAAGTTGGGTCTGATATTGAAGTTTTTGCAAGAGTTATATCTAGAAACGACAAATCGTATACCGCCGGAATTGCTTCAAGACCATGGACTCGTCTTGCTTTAGCACCGGGGCAAACTAAATCGTTTGCTGGCACTGACGATACGATATTTACTCAAGAAATTTATAAATTGCTTGAGCCGGGGTTTGAATATACTGTAAATAAATCCTTATCGGATACAGAAGGACAGTCAACATCATATGATGACTTTTTTCAATATCAAATAAAAGTTGTTTTCTATGCGTCGAATCCTGTATATTTACCTAAAATAAGAAAATTAATTGCTACATCATTGATTGCTTAATATGAATAAACAATTTTTAATTATTGAAAACAATACGGATTACGTTAAGGATCCGGAGAATGGTGCTATTCTAAATACAAATTTAAGAATGGTGCAGGAATATAGAGAAAAAAGAAAACAAACTGCACGAGTTCGGGCTTTAGAAACGGAAATAAATATGTTAAAAGCCGAACTTGAAAAGATTAAAACCCATTTAAACTTAAGTTAAAACTATGCCAGTATCTAAGAACCTTTCAAATGTAAATGTAGGCACTACTCCTAATGCGGGAGATGGTGACATACTACGTGATGCTTTCATTAAGGTAAATGAAAATTTTAATTCTCTATATTCTGGGGGACAAATTTTTGCATATGGAAGCGATCAAAAACTTTCTCCTGGGTTTACATGGGCAAATGATAAAGATACGGGTATGTTTAGAAAAGCCCCAGGACAAATTGGCTTTTCTTTAAATGGCGTAGAGTCATTAGCAATAAATGAAGATGGCACAATTAAATGGTTTAATCAAGATTTAGCGACGCAGGGGTATGTAACTGCTCAGATAACAAATTTTACTGGCGGAGTAAGTGCGGCAAATATAGTAGTAACCACCGGTTCGGGCAATACTACAGTAACAATTAATGGGGTACCGGTTGTATCTGCATTACCTACTATTGGAAACCAAGAAGGTAGAATTGTTTTTTATACTGGAGATATATGGATATATTCAAGATATCCTATTGGTAACGGATCTGGTTTAGCAGCAAATCCAAGCATAGGTAGATTAGCCGGTTCAGATTTACGTTGGGATAAATTCCGAGGAACTACTGCATTTACTATTGGTACAATTAGACCGGTGTCTTCGCCCGAAGGTACTTTATTTTATGAAACAGGCAATTCTGCCGCATATGTATACTTATCCGGTACATGGAAAACTTTATCTAGCGTAATTGCCGGTACATCTCTTACAGGTATTGAAGTATTATTATCATTGCCCGCAGTAGGTGATGTTACAAATTTTTCAGGTAGAACTGTAGTAGTAAGCGGGGTTGCGTATATCTTTATTAGCGGAGCGTGGCAAACATTAGCTAGCTATGTATCTGGCGCAAGCGGTAGTGGCGGAATTGGGTCTGGTTCAACTCTACCATCTACGCTTTCTGCAAACGTAGGTGATTTATTTAGAAAAACTGGAACTAATGCCGGTTTATATATTTTTGATACTTCCACCTGGCGCACAATATCCGCATATACAGGTAATACGGTAATTGCGAGAGTACCTACATTATCCGCATTACCTTCAGATGTATCTACGTATAATGCTGGAGATTTAATTATAGTAGGCACAACATCCTACATTTTAAATACAACTAAAACTTCTTGGAATTTTTATTCGCCCGGAGTATCTGGTTCAGTTACCGGCATAGTATTAAATGCGGGGCAGGTTGGTAATGTAGAGTTGGCTTCAAACTCTGTTATAACTAGCAAAATTGCATCTAATGTTATCACAGGTAGTAAATTAGTAAGTAATACTATTACAACTAGAGAAGTTAGTGATTTGGCAATAACCTCTGCAAAGTTAGGGGCAAATTCCGTAATAACTACAAAGATACAAGATAATTCTATTACTGGTAATAAACTAGCAGCAAATACAATAGATGGCACAAAAATTGTTTCCGGTTCAATACAACGGGCACAATTGGCTCCTAATATATTTACAGGTGTATCGGTTAGTGCAAATAATTTATCAGAAATTTCACAGAGTTTAGGTACAGTAACTACCGGTATATTACGTTCAACCGACGGTAGAATGGTTATAGATTTGAATAGTAAGTTTATTAGAATAGAAATTTAATATGCTAGGTCATAATGTTCCTGATGAATTTTTTAAAGATTTAGAAAAAGAAAATAAATTATTTCTTAGCCAAAAAGAAGGCAAATTAATTTTAGCAGACAATACAAATAAAGCGGTTGTATTGCTATTAAAAAAAACAAATGCAGATGTGAATGTATTGACTTTTGAGGAACGAGAATTATTAAATTTTATAAAAATACCAATTATCACAATAGGTTCCTCTAAACATATATCGGAAATTTTTATACCGAATAGGTATTTTGAGAATGCCGAATTAGAAAATAGGCCATTTTTACATGGGCTTTTTGATTGTTATACATTGATACGAGATTATTACAAAAGAAACTTTGATGTATATTTACCTACAAACATACAAAGAAATTGGGAATGGTGGGCGCAGGGTGAGAATTTATATGTAGATAATGCAAAAGATTATTCGTTTGAAGAAGTATCTGATATACAAAAACATGACGTTTTAATTATGAAGATAGGTAGCTCTATGCCAAATCATGGGGCAGTATATTTAGGTGAGGGAAAAATTTTGCATCATTTAGCAGGAAGATTTTCTACTACACAAGATTTGACGTTAAGTTATAAACAAAAAATTGCAGTAATCTATAGAAATAAAATATTAAAAAATGTCGACTAATGTTTTTTGGGCAGGTACAGTTTCCGGAAGAAAGATAGTATCTATCTTTAATAATCCTACGGGACAAACGGGTAGTAATACCCCTTTAAGCAATCCGTTAAATAATTTAGATAGAGTATATTTTGATACTCGGTTTGAGTATTTTAATATTTTATCAAAAACTAATTTTGTGCAATCATATTCTAATATTGAGGTAAACACAGATGAAAATAACAAAAAAGGAAAAAGCGCGCCTAATTTTCCAAATCGGGGAACTACTATCCATACAATAACAAATCATAATTTTGGATTTGTCCCATGTGCAATATTGTTAGATTCAGATACGAATGAGATTATAGGTGCAAATACCTTTGTGCAAAATTTAAATAATAATGCTTTTAGATTAGCAACATTAATGATGGATAGTACAAAATTTTATATTAAAGAAGAATACTTTGTTAGAATACAACCGTTATCGTTTGTAACTAAAAGATATACAATATTGGCATTTAACAATATTGCTAACGTACCAACTATATAATATGTCCAACGTATACCTGTTAAATGCATCGGAAAATTTAGTAACACTTGGAAATGTATTCAGTACAGAAAGAAGTTATCTATACAAAAATATAGATCAATTTACAAATTCTGCAAGTTATTCTTTTACCAAAACATTGTTATCTGCTGATTTGCGAGTTTATAGAGAAACCGCAAAAGGCATTTCTTTAACAAAATACTCAGACATACAAACTCGAGAAAATTTAGGCGAAGATATTCCTACTAAAGGTCCGTTTATAGAAAATTATTCTGTAAATGGTTTATTAGATATTAATTCATTTGTCAATCTTTTACTTATAGATAAGCCTCCTGTTAGGACTGGCTTTTTTGATTTCTTTATAGGTGGTTATACTTTTTCAGGATTTATCACTAAATTAGATCAATATATACATTACAATTGGCAAGAAGTTGCGGGAAAATATAATTATGTAGAGCAGCCTACGTCACTAGGATATGGTATAGAAATAAGTAAAAATTCTTTATACAGATCCGAATTACAATCGAACGGAACTTATATAATATTTCCAACGGAATTAAATATATTCCTACAAAATTTAAATGGCAATGAGGAAATAATATCTACATCGTCTGTTGCAAACCCTAACAGTTATTTAAATACTATACCAGGGCTACCGGGAGATACTGCAGATTCATTACCAATTAGTTTGTTTTATATTTCAACTGCAGATGCTTTAAGATATATAGCAAGCTATTCGGATTTAATACTTTCATTAGGGGCGGATCCTGTATCAGGGCAAATACATTATGCCAATCAGCGGGCAGACAGAACAATAACATTTGACCCAATTGCGTATCTTAACAAATATTCTGATATACGAAGTTTATATGGTTACGACACATATAATGCA